ATTTGTATTTGTTGCACCTCGTACAATAGAAACTGGAGACATATCCTCATGAACAACAATAAGAGTATCGGCACTTTGAGTGAAATACATTCGGTCTAAATCTATATCGCCAAAAGCACTAATTTGAATATAAGGATTGCTTGATCCATTGAGATTAGTAATTTGTTGTCCATTACCAAAAACAAACATCCTTGTTTCTACTACGCTAAATTTAACAAAAGCTAACATGAAGGATTCAGAAGTTGAAAACTCAAAAGGTATTAGTCTTATCCCATCAAGAGTTGTAAATGAAGGTCCTAGATGAGAAGTTAAATCAAACATAAATCTTAATCCAGGTCTTCTTTCAAAGCCACCTTGGGGAAGAATAACGACATTCTGTGCTTTCTGTAGACCTGATGCGTATTGCTGTATGTCTGTTCGACCTATGACCAGTGGGTCAATTTCACCGACAGTAAAATTAGATTGGTACATCGTCACCCTGGACATCAGCGTACCTCAGTTAAAAGATAATCAGCAATCACTGTTTTTGATTGTCCAGCTCCGTCAATGTTTATTGCTTGTCTAAAATAACCACCTCTCATATTTTCAGATGGTGTGCCTAAAGCAACAGTTTTCCAATAATCTGATTTTGTTGTTTGATCTGTTACTGGTTCAGCTAAATGCCATGCCATTTGATAAATCATCATTTGTACAAAGTAAGAGGGCATTGCTGACTCAGCGACAAGTTGCTGGTAATCAATAACAATCGTTGTTTCATTCGTTAATAATTTATCACCTTGAATTTCATAGTCTGTAATCTTTGGCAAGTTACCAGTTGATAAAGAAGCATAGACAGCTCTTGGAACACCAAGAAACATATCTGTTGGTAGCTGGTATTCTTTACTGTACACATTTGTTGGCGTAGATGTTAACTGACCAAGTTGTGTTTTTTTAAGAGTAAAAGACCAGGGATACATTCCCAAGGTCTGTGATTTAACACGAGGATATAGCTTGTTACAAATAGCACTTGGAGCTGTGCCATCTGAAAAAGATGTTATCTCATTCGCACCAAGGAGGAGGAGTGCTTGAGAACAAATTGAAACATCGGTATCGCCTGATGCCATATCCTCGCCTTTCTAAATATTATCCGTCACCACTATCTGTCTGAGTTATCGTAGTTCCGTCACTTAGATCCACAACTGTACCAGTGTTAGAAACCACTGTATGAATTGTAGATGCAAGTGTTCCACCTGTTGAAGTTACAGATATAATAATATCCCCAACAGTTAAATCACTTGCGACATCATTAAAATAACCAGTTTCTCTTACATCAGTAACACTACTTGTACCACTGACAGCATCAGTAGTTATGTAAGTAAAAAGCTGTGGTGCTTTTCCTTTTTTGGATTGACCACCGATTGGATTCCATCCATCTCTATTAAATGCCATAATTAACTCTCCCTACAAGTTATATCAACTAGACCATTCGCATCAATAACGATTGCTCCAGCAGAATACATTGCTGTTACCAAGAAGGAAGTTTTCTCAGGGATGTAGTTGACTTCTGTTTTTGGTGGGATACCAACAGCACAACCAATAGCATCTCTGTGAAATGCCAGGCAAGTTCTGTCGTTAGACCCATCCTTTGGAAGTCCACCTTCATCACGATCACCGATCATATGAATAGTGAAACCCATAAATGAATTTACTTCACCTCTTACTAATGCTTGAACTTGAGCAAAGTCTGCTGAAATTGCTCTTTCATCGCCAAGTAATGAAGCAAGAGAATTAGCGTGAATAATCATATGACGATCTGTTGGTGGTACAGACTTAGCATCTAACGCTTTTTTTGAAGCAACAATTTTGCCTACATTAAGGTCAGATGCACCTGAACCTGAAGTTTGCACAGTATTTGCAACTGTTGAACCAGCAGAACCAGCTATTAATGCATCGATGATGATTTGATCTTCTCTTCTTCCTATTGCATTTCCAACGAGTTTTGCAAGCTCTTGTCTTTCATCAAAGTTAATCTTTGCCTGATTAAAAATGTCTGAATACTCAGAAGCAACATAATCAGTAAGAGTTGCAGTTACACTTGAAAATGTACCATTTAATGGAACAACATCTGTAGAAGGTGTTCTTACAGAAGCTGAACCTTTTGCCAAAATCGGAAACTTAGCAGTTGATCCCTCTACCCCAGTTCTCATACGAGCAACATTTCTTAGAGTAGCAGAAGCTTGATAAGCTTGATGGACTTCGGCTTCAAACAGCGTTACAAACGCTGGACTTAAAGTTGTAGCCATAAAGACTTCTCCATAGTTAAATTATTACATCGTTTGGGTTACCGAAAAAATCGACCTAAACTTTTTTTTAAAGTCGATCGGCTGACGAGAGTTATCGATCTAATTAACAAGATACACCAAGATATAGTAGTTTGTAAAGCCTAGATTACATATCTAGTATTTGTACGTTAATTGTAGGCTTCCTCGAAGGCTTTCTCAACTTTCTTTCTATACACTGGATCAGTTTGATATTTAGGATCAGCCACCATAGCTTGAAGCTCTGTTTTATCAGGCATATTGCCAGGTATAGCAACAGTAGGTATATCTTTTTCACCTTGCATTTGTCTGAGCTTTTGTATCAATCTTTGACCTTGTGCTGTGCCACCAAGAACTTCTAACTCGGCATAATCTTCAGGTGTTATTGATTTTTGTTTTACAAGTTTCTGACCCCAATTGATATTTGATTGAATAATCATATTAGCATTTGGTCCTAGCTTTTCTTTTTCTTTTTCAATACTTAGCTCTTCATCTTGTTGAACACCACCAGTAATCTCTATAACAGTATTAATTAATCCAGTAATTGATTTGTTCGAGAGTTGTTTTTCTTTGCCAAAATCAAGAACAGCTTTTACTACTGGGTCTTCAGGATCAACTTGAACTTCTGATAAATCATAACTTTCAGGTGCTGTTTCTCCTAATTTCTTTTCCAAATGAGTAATGCTTTTAGCCATGTTTTCAATGTTTGGACCATCTGTTTCATGCCAAAATTTTTCTGGAAACCAGTCAGGTCTTTCGTAGATTTCGCCTTCGCCTTGTTCTTCTCCAACATTTTCATCTTGGTGCGTGTTGATGCCTTCTTCATTTGTATCCTCACTTTCCATAGTTTTGGCTTCTTCAGCCATAAGACCTTGAGGTTGCTCTTCTTTAACCTCTTGGTCCTCGGTTACATTCTTTTCCTCATCCATTCGTAGCTCTCCTCATTCTCGCTATGATTTCTCTGACGATAGAATTTTGTCCTTCTCTCATATATCCCTGGTCAGGTGAATTACCTGGTATCCAGGAGGGTTGATCAAGCGTAGCAAATTTTAAATGCTGAAGAACTTTTGCCCCATCTTCTGTTGAGAATGTTCTGACAAAAGCCTTGTCGATTTCATTGACTTCTTTTGGAAAAGGTGAAGAGGGTGGATCGTCTATACCATTCCATTCTTCATTGTTCTGTGGCTGTGGCTTCTGTGGCTGGGTCATTGATTACTCCTTGTTGCTGTGCTAGTTGTTGTGCTTGTTCTATGAGAGCTTGTCTTTCTTCAGGGGTTGTCAGTATCTCAGCTGGAACGCCAAGGTTTTCTGCAATATAATCCATCGCTTTTTCTTGGTTAATATACAGTTGACCTTGAGGACCTAGACCTTGTGCAATTTGCATAAAGTTTAAAACCTCACTGACTTTCTCCATATTCTGTGCCATAGCCAGTGGTGCTGTTGGCATCATCTTGACTTCAACACCATTCACTTTCAACGGCAAAACAATCATACCCAACTCATTCATGACAGATAATGTTCGTCTTACGATAGGGTACATTGTCTCTGAGATTAATCTTCCAAAAGCAGAACCTAAGTTTTGTGAAAGCTGTTTCATTCTCTCTTGAACTTCTGTTGCTGATCTTGCACTCATATTATCAGGTGGCAAACTTTCATCGAGCATTATAGTTTTAACAGAGGATATCAGCTCATTCGCTGTAAATTGTGAAATGTTTGCATCACCTGATCTCGGTAGAGGTCTAAGACTTTCGCCTTGTGGACCTCCATTTCTTGCTACTGGAATAATTGCTCCAGGTACAATCTTAACTGTATTCGGATTGAGAACACCATCATCGGTTGCCGTAAAGACACCACCGATACTTAAACTTGCATTTTTCAAAGCAAGTTCTTTTGTTTTATTTAAACTTCTAATGTCAGGAAGGGCAGTAAGCACTGGACCTCTTCCATAGCGTTCACCAGCAGTTTTCATATATCTCGACACCACCCAGGGGAAACTATTCATTTGTCTGTAGACAAGTTCATCTTCACCATTATCGCTTATAATTTGATAGTGATACCTTCCTGATAATTTATCGTAGTATGTGCCTTCGATCATCTCAACTTCTTCGGTTGGGTCATTCTCATATCGTTTGGCTAAATTCTGTGGAATTTTGATGTCAGGATATTCTCGATCTAAAACTTCAAAGGGTCTTCTAATTCTTCTGTAAATATTCTCAACTGATCCTCTTGGACCTTCATCATAAGAAATAAAAAAAGTAGGGATAGTCTCATAACGTATTGGTTCTTCTTCATCTCCTGGCTTAATCAGCATAACAGCTGTACCAACAGCAAGCTCCATGAGAAACTCACCCATAGCCATATCAAACCTGGATTGTTTCATCACTGAAAACATTTGTTTGGTGTATTGATCCAGCATAGCTTGTATTTCGTTTCGTCTATCTTCAGGAATATTTTCACCAGGACTCAATCGACACCATTGCTGTTGTGGAGGAAACAAGCCACTTTGAATCCTATTAGCAAATTTCTGTGTCGATTGAGTTGCTGTAGAATCAAAGACACGAGACATCTTATTTTGACCTGGCACTCTGCCTTCATAATATCCATCATACAGATTTCGATTGGGTAGAGCATAACGATAAGCATCTTCGTAAATAGACCTCCAGTGCGTCTTGTGCCGTTCAGCACTCTCATATCTTTTTTTCAATTCTTGTGGTGAGTATTTTGTCATGCTGATGTCTTCGATTTCTTATGCCTATTCGCAAAGTTTCTAGCACTTTCTTTTGACCTAAATCCCCATCGTTGAAGTGCTTTTAATAAATCTGTAGGTCTACCTTTTTCATCTCTTTCAGGACCTTTCATACCACTAAACCTCGATGCGAATGACACTCTTCTAGAAAAATCTTTTGTTCCTTTCTTAGTTGTTTTTGTTGGCGATTTTAAATTTGCTCCCTCAGTTCTTTTAAAAAATTTTCTACCAGCTTCATTTAAACCACCATCAGGATGTTGATATTTTTTAGCGACCATCTTGTGCTACTTCACAAATAGGACATTCGTTTTCACTACATCCATCTTTTTCAATTCGTATCAAAGCAACTTTACATCGAGGACAAACCTCAATATCTTTCTCCACTTTTTTAGGATTTCTAGGGTATGACCTCATGTTCTTGTGTTACGTTGTGGTCCTAAAGTTGTTTTCGGTAATTCTCTTGTTCCAGCTAATGCCGTCATGAGTTGTCTGTTTGGTCCTCTGCCACGACCACGAGCAATATTTCGTGACGCTAATTTTCTTTTTTCTTCATTCTCTTTTTCTGATGCTCGTCTTTCTCTTTCAGCTTGTGCATCTAACTCAGCTTGAGAAGGACCTGATGGAGCTGAACTACCACCACCGAATAAACCACCCATTAGAACAATCTCCCATAAACATAATAATCATTTTGATCAGGACCATATCGTTTTAATAATCCTTCTCTATCAAAGTAACACATCTCCATCCATTTAATGGCACGAACATTAGTAGAACAAACGTAGGTTTGGACTCTTTTTAGCTTTAATTTCTCAGAAGCGTACTTAAAAAACCTTAAACTTGCCTTATGAAATATCAGCTTGCTATCATTTAAATGTTCTGTGGGAAGCATCCAGGCTTCAGCTACACCTTTCCACAAGGGGTATAATCCGAACATAACAATGACTTTTGCTTTGTAGGTTGCTGTGTAGGACAAGCCATCAATCGAATAATCTGAAATATGGGGTCTGCCGTAACTATCGACCAGGTCTTGTTCAAAATGCCTTAATTTTGCCATATGGATATGACGTTGATGAAAAGGTATTATTCGTCTTTGCATACCATCGACTTTCATAACATCCATTAATTCTTCTGCTGTAAACATAAATCACCTCATGCAAAAATATCAAAATCAGATTGTGCGACAAAAGGCTGGGAGTAGGTTCTTGTTCCTCTTGTCATACGTTTCATCTCACCCCCACCAAGAAGACAATAGCCTAACGCATCACCGACATGGGAATGTTCGTTTTTATTTGGCTTATCTCTAAATCTTTCTTGACCAGCTCCAACAGCGACCCTGGTAAAATGATAACCCCCTGACAAAGACTTTCTAAGTCTCATGCATTTTCTGTTGACCAAGAACCCAGGCTTGCCCTGAATAAGTCTATTCATCGGCATGGCAACAGCTTCTCGTCTAACCTTAAAATCATTCGTGGCCGTTGGTCTTGCGTAAATGCCATGTGTTTTTAAGAAATCAAAAGACGTTGTCTCGTATATGCCATCTCTTGAAGCTCCAGCTGGATCACCCCAAACCATAAATTCATTCTTTGGAAAACGTATTGCCATTTCAGATTTTAAAAGATTGGTAAAGCGATCAAGACCCATATCGTAGGTTACAATCTCATGGAGAATATGCCATGCTCCTGACGGCATTTTTTGAGCAAAGACAGCCGAGGGTGTCAGTCCAAAGTCTAATCCGATTTGTACTGGTACATTGTCATCAACCATAAGATCAGCTGACATCGTTGAATCATCATATTCTGACCAAACTGGTCTGCCTTCCTGGACATAAGTGTATTTACCTTCGGCATAACATCTGACCCAATCTAAATTTTTTCCCCCTAGTAACTGCTCGTAATAACCATCAGGAAGGTTATGTAAGTTCTCAGCTTTTGGATTGGTTTTAAACCATTTACCTCCAGCCGATATAAAGCCTTGAGCTTCAGGTATTTCTTTGGGAACATCTTTAAGTGGCACTTCCATAACGCCACCTGGCTGACGATAAAAATGCCAGGCAAACTTACCTTTTGGTTTTTCTTTTTCTGCCATGTTGTACATCCAATGATCATCATCACAAGGGTTACTATCCATCCAAATACCTCTCCAGGTACAACCACCATCAGCCATAGAAGGATATCTTCCCACTCTATGAGACAATCCATCTATAACGGCTTTCGGCAACTCACGAGCTTCGTTTACAAAAGCTCCAGTTAGTTCCATAGAAAGCAACTTCCTTTGGTCTTTGGGTTGATCTAATGCAAGAAAAATAACTTCACAATCAATGCCTGAAGCATTGCCACGAGCTGGTAATTTTAAATGATGTTTAATCGGTGGTGACCAATGATA